CGACGTTGAAACAGGTCACTCCGATAGGATACAGTTCGGAGGAGTTGTCACCTCTTAGGGCCTACCGCCTTTCTCGTTTCTTGACTTACAAATCTCCTAAGATCAGGGGATCGTTCTATCATCCCGTGAAACTTTCTCCGATTCACGAGAGAGGACTCAAGATTCGAGTGGCGTCGGCCCATCCCCCCTACTTGGCGCATTACAGTCGCTGCGTAAGCCGGCACCTGTTACCCATGCTGAAAGATATCAGCTGGAGCAGGGACGCCTTGAAGGGGTTCAGAGGGGACATCTCATTGTCAAACAGAGACCCCAAAGCAAAGATTTATAGTGCAGACCTAAAGGCCGCGAGTGACTGGATCGATCACACGTACGGCCAGGCCACTTTGCGAGGGGTCCTGGAGGGACTGGACATTCCGCCAGCTGAGGTCGAAACCGCCTTGCGGTGCCTGGAACCAATGGAGCTCTATACCCAAAAAGACGGGGTAGAAGTCGTGGAGAAAACGACTAGAGGAGCACATATGGGACTAGGGACAACATGGACGGTACTCGCTCTGCTGAACGCATTCTGCGCGTATCAAGCTTCGTCGGACAGGAAGTCACACAAGATCTGTGGTGATGACCTGGTGGCGCTTTGGACGGAAGCCGAGATTTATACCTACGAATACTGGATCAGTAAAGTGGGTCTCGTGCTAAACAAGTCCAAAAGCTTCACAGGGACGCGCGGAGTGTTCTGCGAGCGGCTCATAGAGCTGGCGGGAATTGGGCGTGACGGAAGAACACACGCCCGGGAGAACTACGGAGTCGTAACCATCAAGGAGTGCCTCCTCAAGAACAGGTGGGAACCGGCCAAACCGGTGGACTGCGAAAGACTGTCGTTCATCAGCAGGGAGAAAGGTCTACTCCCCGAGGTGCGTCGACTAGCAGCACACACGGTTGGCAAGGCCACAATAGAGAAGGGGCTCGTGGATGGCCCTTCGGCGTTTGGCGGATCAGGCCGTGGAAAACTCCCCCTCAAGATCGTGAAGGATAGAGTTAAAGCGTTCTTAATTCATGGACCCTGTACCCAAGGAAACGGGGCAGGATCGGCGATGCTGAGAGAAACTCTCGAGCACCTCCGATTCAGGAGAATCAAGAACCGCACGGCAGGCTGCGCGTCGAAGGAAGATGTTGAGGCCCGGATCAGGGCTGAAGACCGGTCAAAGATCGTCACGGAGTTGCATCCGTGGGGATCAAATGGAGTAGAGTTTGTTGCCTTTCTCAAGAAACATGGTGAGAAGGACAAACAATGGGAGCAAGAACTAGCTACCCGTTGGCAACACTACATAAACTCCAAGACCGGAATTACATCAAGGAAAGGTGACTGGCAAAAGACAGTTAAGCGGTGGGCGAGAACAAAAGTGGACCATGAACTCAAGCCTGCCAGCGAAACGATCTCTATGATCGATGCCATTAACCTATCCCCCTACCTCAACAGCCGAACAAGGCTCCGTCTCAGGAAGCTGGAGACGGGACCGTACAAAGACACTTTGATAGTATGGAGGGGAAAGCTCCCATCCCTCCAAAACAACGTTCCAAGGAACTACATCCCATCGGACGTCGTCGCCCCCTTCCTCAATCACACACTGAGCTGTGATCAGGAAGGTAGAAGGCTACTACCACG